TATAAAGACGGAGACGGCAAGGTCAAACACCACAAGCTGGATGTGGGCCGCTACGACGTGACGATCACCACCGGGCCGTCGTACACCACCCAGCGGCAGGAAGCCTTCGAACTCTTGACGCAACTTGCCCAGAACAACCCGCAGGTGATGCAGATCGGCGGGGACATCATCTGGGAGAACTCGGACGTACCAGGCGCTGATCTTCTGGCGAAGCGCTGGAAGAAAACGCTTCCGCCCAACCTGGTCACAGACGAGAACCAGCCGGAAGTTCCGCCGCAAGTTCAGGCGCAGCTCGCCCAGAGCCAGCAGGTGATTCAGGTTTTGAATGGGCAGGTACAGAAACTCGCCCAACTGTTGAGCACGCAGGCGTTGAAACTGGAATCCCAAGAGCGCATCGCCACAGAGAACAACATCGCGCGGATCATGGCCGCCGAGATGGCCGGTAAATCCGCCGAGGCCCAGCAGGCCGCCCAACTCGACCATGACGCCGTAATGGCGGGGTTGAATCGCCGCGCGCAACTGCTCGACACCCTTATCAGTATTCAGCAGGAGATGCAGCAGGCTCAACAGGCTCAGCAGCCGCCGCAGCCTCCGGCCCCGCAGGGAGCGCCGGCAACTCCGCAGGGAGCACCACCGGCTGGTCCACAGGCAGCAGTAACGAGCTAATCGGATCAATCGGATAGTCCATGCAGCCACAAGTTTAGCTGACGGGCGCGACGACCGCGGGAGCGAACTCGGTTTCCGGCGAATATTCGTAGGCTCGGTTACTGCCGTCCCAGACGACGCCCAAGCAGTCCTTGTCCCGGACCTCCTCATCGGTGACACTTTCGCGGACGACCGTTCCCGTGCGCCCATACGCGAAATCGAACGGGATTGCGCTTGGTTTGGTCACCCGTGCGCCGGTAGCGAAACTGCGGAGCGGGGCGGTAAACACAGGCACATTATAGCAGGACAGCCACAAGTTTAACGCACGGGGAGCGCGGGCGAGCCAGCAGGTCTTTCCGGCTCGCCATCATCCCGGCCCCGTTCGAGGAAGACCAATCCACGCCCAGCGGTGGGCTTATACGCCGCGCTTATCCATAGGAGCAATCCATGCCACGGACAGACGTTCAAGATTCCGCAGCAACCGAAACCGCAGAGCCGCAGATCCCGGAAGACGATTTCGAAGCCTTCCAGGCATTCCGCGACTCGCAGGACTCGGGCGAACCGCCCGCGGCGGGCGATGCTGCGCAGCCGACATCCGAAGCGACTGAGGAAGCTCAGGCCGCTGAAACCGCCGCGGCTTTGGAAACCGCGGAAGTAACGGAGGAAACTCCGGAAGACAAGGAGAAGAAGGGTATCTCGCGCCGCTTCCACAAGCTCACAGCTAAAATTACGCAACTCGAAGAGGAGTTGAAGGAGCTCAAAGGCGACGCGATCGACGAGGAAACCACGGAGACGGCAGCACCACCCGCCGCGCCTCCGGCGGCGACCACCAAGCTGGTGGCGCCCAAGCTCGCCGACTTTGAAACCTTCGAGGAGTACGAGGCGGCCAAGGACCAGTACCACGAACAGGTACTGGAACAGCGCCTCGCCGAACAGAAGGCCGAGCTGGCCCGCCAGCAGGCCCAGCAGGAGCAGGAGCGCCAGAAAGCCGCCGCCCAGGACGAATGGAATCGCCAAGCCTCGCGGTATCCCGATTTCAATGAAGTCGTGACCGACGAGTGCAAGATCTCCACTGCCATGGAAGCGGTCATGCGCATGGACCCGGAAACGGGCACCGCGCTGGCTTACTACCTCGGGCAGCATCCCGAGGAGTCGGAGCAGATCGCCAGATCGACCCTCGCCACTAACGAGGAGCAATGGCGGGCCGCTCTGGCGCGCGCCGGCGTGGCGCTGGGCGCCATCAAAGCCAAGCTGCCGCCTCCCGGCAAAGCTCCCGCCAAAACTCCCGCCACATCTTCCGCTCAGCCTCCGAGACCCCAGGGGAAGCAAGTTTCGAGCGCCAGTAAGCCCCCGACCACGCTCCGCTCCAGCGGAGCCACGCCCGCATTCGATGTGCATGACGAGGCGAGTGCCAGCGACTACAAGAAGTGGCAGAGGGCGCGCGAGGCGCAACTCAAAAGGAAATAACGTGGCTAACGTACTTCTGACGCCGCAGGTCATCACCAACGAACTCCTGCGGCGCTTCGAGAACAACCTCGGCTTTGCGAAGGTGGCTCACCACGAAGACTACCGTGAGCACTTCGCCAACAAGGGCGCCAAAATCGGCGACACCCTCAACCTGCGCGTGCCGGTCAAGTTCCTGGCGACCGACGGCGCCGTCCTGGTCATCCAGGATGTTACCGAAAACAAGGTCCCTCTGGTGGTGGACACCCAGAAGCATACGGGCTTCTCGTTCACCTCGCGGGAGGAAACGCTTACCATCGACCGCTTCGGCGACCGCTACGTCAACAGCGCGGCCGTCGCCCTGGCCAACGCCGCGGAAATCCACGGCTTGAACGTGTGCTACCGGGCGACCCCCAATTCCGTGGGCACCCCCGCCACGCCCCCTCAGAGCACGACGGCCTTCGCCGTCTACCTGAGCGCGCTGGAAGCCCTGGACAACAATGCGGCCCCCGTCGATGACGAAGTGTACATGGTTATCACGCCCAACATGAACACCTACATCATCGACGCCTTGAAGGGCCTATTCCAGTCCTCCGCCCAGATCTCCGAGCAGTACATCAAGGGATACATGGGCAAGGGCGCCGGCTTCACCTGGCTGCGCGCGCAGAACCTCCGCACCCACACGCTCGGCGCTTTCCCCGCCGCCCCGCTGGTGAATGGCGCCGGCCAACTCGGCGCCAGCCTCAACCTCAAAGCTTGCGGCACCAGCGCGACCGGCATTTTCAAAGCGGGCGATATCATCGTCCTCGGTGCCAGCGGCACGTTGGTCCACGCCGTGAACCCGGTGTCCGGAGATGCGCTGGCAGGCGGCCGGCAGTTCGTTGTGACCGCCGATGTCAATTCGGACGGCAGCGCCCTGGCGGTCGTGCCGATCTATCCGTCCATCATCACTTCCGGCCCCTACAAGACGTGCGACGCCTCGCCGGGGGACGGGGTGCAAGTCTACCCGTTCGGCACCGCCAGCTATGTGAGCCCGCAGGGCATGAGTTTCCATCGGGAAGCGTATGCCTGGGCTTGCGTGCCGCTGGATCTCCCCAAGGCCGTCGAATGGAAGGCGCGGCAGACCGATCCCGACACCGGGATCTCGATCCGCTGCGTCTCCCAGTACGACATTGTGAACGACGTCTTTGCGACCCGCTGCGACATCATGTTCGGCTGGGTGGCGCCGCGTCCCGAGTGGGGGTGCCGCGTCTGCTCGTAGAGCGACCATGCACATCCATTGAGAGGAAAACCATTACCATGAAAACCTTTACCAGAATCTCTCTCACCTTCCTTCTGCTGGCTGCGCTTTGCTTCGGGCAGGCCACCACCACGCAGACCACCCTGGCCGCCGCGCAAGGCGTGACCGACCAGACCATCTCTCTCACCAGCTCGACGGGCGTCTACGCCTACGACGGGACCCAGGTCGCCACCGGGATCTTCGTTGACCGGGAGTACGAAGAGATCCTCACCCAGATCGGCTCGACGAGTGTCTGGCGCGTTCGCCGCGGCGTGGGCCGCGGCAGCGCGCGTACCGGACACGTCTCCGGCGCCGTGGTTTGGATCGGACCTCCGAACTACTTCGACCTGGGGCCGATCCTCGCCGGCGCCTGTACCGCCTCCTTACAGCCGAATCTGCCGCGGCCGAACATCGCCACGGGCCAGATTATGGACTGCGCGGGGATGTGGAGCAACATCAATACCAGGCTGGAAGGCTCCTGCTCCGGCACGGCAACTGCTTCGGCATCCAACCTCGGCCTGTTTGGGCTAGGGCAGTTCGCCGCGCTGGCCTGCACCCAGGCCGCCGATACCCTGGGCCCGGTCATGAATCACACCGGGACCGTCCGCCTGATGTCTATCGCTGCCGGTACGGCTGGGAGCGACGCCACCACCTCGGGCGTATTCACCCTATATAAGAACGGCTCGTCCACGACCATGACGTGTACGGTGGGCACCGGGACAAGCTGCTCCGACAGCACCCACGTCCAAACCTTCGTCGCCGGCGACGTGCTAGGGATTGGTTTCGCCACGCACTCGAGCAGCGAAGCCCTAGCCAACATCACCGCGTACCTGGTGATCGACTAATCGACCATCCTTGTGAATTGGGGGCGGTCTCTTTTTCTGATCGCCCCCGTCTTTCTCCTCGAAAGGTTCAAACCATGAAACGATTTCTCGTTGCAATCCTCCTCACCCTCCCCCTGCTTGTAGCCCAGAATGCCCAGAACGTGGGGACCATCCCCCTGGCGTCCCAGAGCACCATTCAGGGCCTCGCAGGCACAACGTCGGTTGTGTCCTATACGATCTTCGGTAATGCCCAAACCCAGGGCGTGCCGAGTTACGGCGTGCTGGCTCAAGGACTACTGACCACGGCCAACGCCATTCTTTACACCGCGCCTCCCGACACCACGGCCTTCATCAGCCTAATTACCCTGGCGAACACTTCCGCCAGCGCGGTGTCGGGCGTGACGCTGGCGATCAACGGCTCGGCGGCCACGGCGACTTACCAGGTGATGCCCGGCGTGACCATCGGCGCCAACGGCTTCGCCACGTTGAACAGCCAAGCCTGGGAAGTCCACGATGTCACCGGCAACGCCATCAGCGGCGGCGGCAGCGTCACGGCCAGCGGCACACCGACCATTCACCAGCTCCCCGTCTGGACCACGGCCACCGATGTCAAGGGCGTCACGATTCCCAACAACGACATCGTTGCTGGCAATACCTCGGCGGATCCGTCCGGCAAGAGCCTGGGCGATCTGGAACACACCCTCTACGTGGTGGGCGGCGGCATAGCGCAAGCTCAGACTGTCACGCTGGCTCCGGCCGCGACCGCGCTTACCGCGGGTCTAACGGTTCGCTGGCTGCCGGTCGCAGCGAACAGCGGCGCCGCTCCGACTTTGGCCGTCAACGGTCTTACCGCTACGGCCATCACGAAATGCGGCGCCACGGCCTTGGTTGCCAGTGATCTGACCACCACGGCGGTGGCGGTGGCAACTTACGACGGCACCCAGTTTCAGTTGCTCAATCCCCAGGCCGGCCCGTGTGTGAGCGGAATCATCGCGGCTGCGAACGGCGGTACTGGAGTGGCAAACTCCGTCACCCTCACTCTGGGCAGCGCGGCTCAGAACTGGGGCACTTTAGGAACCGGAATCGTCAAGAACACCACCAGCACCGGTGCGATCACCGACGCCACGGCGCATGATCTGGTTGGCCCGCTCGCCTGCGCCGGTTCAGGCACCGGCACGGCGCAGACCTGCACGACTTCTCCGACGTTCGTCCCAGCCGCGGGTGACTCAATCCTGCTTACCGCAAGCACGCCGAATACCGGGGATGTCACGGTCAACGCCAATTCCAGCAGCCCCTATCACGTCCGCAAGTGGCAGGGCGCAAGCGTGCTTGCCGCCAATGATCTGCTTGCCATCCCGGTCGCGCTGACGTTCGATGGAACCTATTGGGAAATTCAAGCTGTAGGAAACGCCCCAGCGCTGTCTGGGGCGGCCACCACTCCGAATGGCCAGACCTGCGCGCTTGGCTCGACCTGCAACGTGAACAACGGTGCTACGCAGCATTCAGTAGCCATCAACGGCGCGGCGGCCGCGGCCATCGGAGGAGTCGGGCCGGGGACCACGAACCAACTTTTGGCCGCGGTCACCTCCAGTGATCCGACCCTCAAAAGTCTTAGCGACCTGAACTCCACGGAATACGCAGTGGGGAGCGGTTCGGTCACAGCGATGACGGTGACGCTGGCCCCGCCAGCTACCGCGTACACTGCCGGCTTGACGGTGCGGATGCTCTCGGGATACGCCAATTCCGGCGCTGATCCCACACTCGCTGTAAACAGCATCGCTGGCGGCCCGAAGACCATCAAGAAGTGCGGGACGACGGCGCTGGTGCAGAACGACATCAACACCGCTGCTGTGGCCGTCCTGACTTATGACGGCACGAATTTCCAGTTGCTCAATCCGCAAGTTGGCGGGTGCGAGACGAGCCTGAATGGGACCAGTATCCCGTCCACCGCGACGCTCGCAAAGACCATCGACAGCGGGGCGCTGGCCTTGGCGGTCAGCCAGATTTCCGCGAATGCCTGCCAAGCGGTCACCCCTGGCTCAGTCAATTCAGTAGGGTCTGCCAACGTCGTGGCCACCGACGTGATTGAGTTCACGCCGAACGTGACGATCAAGGGTGTGACCGGCTACAGGCCAGGCGACACTCTGACGATCGTGGCTTTCCCGACGACCGGCTACGTGAATTTCGACGTGTGCAATAAGGATCAGTCATCGGCCGTTACGCCTGGCGCGGTGACCTTGAACTGGAGGGTCACGCGGTGAGACCGCTAATACTTCTGCTCGCCTCGGTCCTCTACCTGTTTGGGCAGAGCCTCAACGGCACGGGGCCGGCCATGCTGCTGGGAACGGTGGCCACGCCGGTCGATTCCCCAGGCGCGGGGACCTACGCCAGTACGCAGAGCGTGACGCTATCCGCCACGCATTCCAGTTCGATTCTCTACACCGTGGACGGCGGCACGCCAGCCTGCCCCTCCACCGGCACGGCCTACAGTGGCGCCTTCGACATCAGCGTCACTACAACGCTGAAGGTCGTCGGCTGCAATTCGCCGCTGTGGAAACCCAGCGCGGTGGACACGGCGGTCTACACCATCACCCCCTAACCCAGGAGACCAATCAACCCATGTCCGAACAACAGTCCAACTATCCCCGCGCCAAAAGCGTACCCCCGGTGAAGCATATCACCAGCCTGCCCTACGTGTTCCGGCCATTCCCTGCGGCGCGCTACCACCCGGACGGGCGCAGTATGCTCGTCCACAGCCAGGAACAGGCGGACGGTCTCGGCGAGGAGTGGTCCCCGACACCGTTTCCGCCACAGCCGGCGGGCACGCAGCAGAAGACCGATGAGCAGAACGAGCGGCTCCTGACGGCACTCAACGAAGAGGTGGCGGCCCACGCGGAGACCACCCAGGAGCTCGCCAACATGGAGCAACAGTCGCGCGAGGACCTGGCCGACCGCGACGAGCAGATCGCCGATCTACAGCCGCCCGCGGCCAAGCCCAAAAAGAGGAAGTAGCCCATGTTGGCATCGGACATTATCAACACCGCCCTGACCATCCTGGGCGTGCTGGCGGCGGGTGAAACGCCGGCCACCGAGGACTACACCTACGCCCTCGCGGTCCTCAATACCCTTCTCGAGAACTGGAACGTCCAGGGCCTGCAAATCTTCACCATCACCAACTTTCAGAACGTCCTCACCACGGCGAAGCAGGCGTACACGATGGGGCCGAACGGGGATTTCAACACCACCCGGCCCGTGCGCATCGAGCGCGCCAATACGCTGCGCGCGGGGGTCACCAGACCGCTCAGGATGGTGGATGCCGCCGGATGGGCGGCGATCCTCTCCCGCAGCGCCTCAGACGCTCTGCAAACCGTTCTGTATAACGACAACTCGTTCGACGCCAACGGCTGCACCACGCTCAGATTTTGGCCAATTCCGAACGATGGTGCCTCTACCGCTGATCTGTTCGTCTGGGCGCAGTTGGGCGACGGCTTCGCCCTGGGCGACACAGTGAGTTTCCCGCCGGGGTATCTCAAAGCCATCCAATACAATCTGGCGGTGGATCTGGCGCCGGCATTCGGCCGGCCGCTCGATCCCACGGTGGCGCAAAGCGCCGCTCTCGCCCTGCAACAACTCCGCGCCATCAATATCGCCGTGGCCACGGAAACCGAAGCCCGGCCGCCCTTACAGCCTCCGCCGGCGCCGGTGGCGCCACCGAATCCGCAGCAGTAGCAGGAAAACCACCCCATGCTCGCCTCCGACATCATCAACGACGTGTTGACCATTCTAGGCGTGATGAGACCAGGGTCGACGCCCTCGGCTCCGGACCAGACCTACGCGCTCCACATGCTCAATACCCTTCTGGAGAACTGGAACGTCCAGGGGCTGCACGTCTTCACCTTGGCGAATTACCAGCACGCACTCACGGCGTCGCAGCAGAAATACACGATGGGGACAGCGGGCGACTTCCCGACGGCGCGGCCCGTGCGCATCGAGAGCGCCAACATCATCCGCGGGGGTGTCTACACGCCTCTGAAGCTGCTCAGCGCGCGGGAGTGGGCCTCCCTGCTTTCACGCAGCGCAGCGGACATCCTGCCCCAACTGCTCTACAACGACAACAGCTTTGACATCGGCGGCTGCACGTCGCTCAGTTTTTTGCCCATCCCCAACGACAACAATTGCACCGCGGACCTGTTCGTGTGGGCCCAGTTGGGCGATGGCTTTGCCATCGGCGATACCGTGAGCTTCCCGCCGGGCTATCTCAAGGCCATCGAGTACAACTTGGCGGTGGACCTGGCCGACGCCTTCGGGCGCCCCATAACCCCGACCGTGGCGCAGATCGCCGCGGCCTCGAAGCAAGAGTTGCGCGCCATCAATGCGGCCGTGGCCGCGGAACTGGAAGCCCGGCCGCCAATGCAACCCGGGCCTCCCGGTCCGGCGCCGGCGCCCCCTATTCCGCAGCAGTAGGAAATCCCCATGCTAGCCTCCGATCTCATCAACGAAGCCCTCACCCTCCTCGGCGTCCAGAGACCCGGCTATACGCCTTCGACAGCGGACTCCGCCTACGCGCTTGCGATACTCAACACCCTGCTGGAGAATTGGAACGTCCAGGGGCTGCACGTCTTCACGCTCACGGAGTTCACGAGCGCCCTGACCCCGGCCAAGCAGTCGTACAAAATGGGCAAGCTGGCGGAGTTCAATAGCCCGCGACCGGTGCGCATCGAGAGCGCCAGCATCCTGCGCGCGTCCCTAAGAACGGCGCTCACCGTGGTGGACGCCGCCACCTGGGGCAAGATCCTCTCCCCCAGCATGACCGACATTCTCCCTACCCTTCTCTACAACGACAATTCCTACGACGCCAGCGGGTGGACCTCGCTGAGTTTCTGGCCAATTCCCACCGACGCCAACTCCACCGTCTACTTGCTCGTCTGGGCGCAATTGATCGATACGCTCGCGCTGGGGGACACGCTGAGTTTTCCGCCGGGCTATGCCAAGGCGCTCATCTTCAACCTGGCGGTAGACCTGGCGCCAGCATTCAACCGGCCACTCGATCCCACGGTGGCGCAAATCGCCGCCGGGGCCAAGCAGGAGCTTCGGGCCATCAACTTGGCGGTGGCCACAGAAACGCCGGCCCGGCCTCCACTTCCACCGGCGCCCCAGGGGCCGCCACCTCAGCAGCAGCAGTAGAGGTGCTCCATGACCGCCGACCTGGCACACCGGATGGATCGCTACCAGACCGCCCTGGCGGCCTTCTCGGCACCCCGGCTACTGCGAGGACCCCTACGGCCGCCCCTAGCTGCGGCCCCGCTGGAGAAGGCTCTCACCCTGCGCGAGCTGGCCGCACTCGCGCGTATTCGCAAGAACGCCGCCGCATGATCTCCAACCCGCTCGTCGAGCTAAGAGATGGGCCAAAGGCTCCGCGCGTTTTGATGCGCGATGGCGAATGGATCGTCCCCGTAGCGCAGCGGCCCAGCCAATATCAGTACGCGCCGCTCTGCCCATCCTGCGGGAACGGCGGCCTGGTGAAGGCGGGCAAGGACCGGCGCGGGCACCAGCGACTGCTGTGCAATATCTGTCTGAGGACAGTCAATGAAAAACGGAGGTATCTCCTCCCCGGCATGTATCTCGCCGATGAAAAGTTGGTGGCAGCGAAGACTGTTCTGCTGGCCGGGCGGAGCATCAGGCAGGCGGCTCGAATTGCCGGAATAGCTCAGATGACGGCAAGGAAAATCGCGCGCACGCTCGGGCCGCGGCGCTGCGAGTGCGGTCAAGACGCCCGGCACCGAGGCTGGTGTCCGGTCCGATTCCAGGAGAGCCCGGTCCGTCAGGCTGTCGTGGCTCGATTCAACCGCCAGCGAGACATTCGACCATGCAGATAACCATCAACGACCTCCTGCGCCGCTCCTTCCGCATGATCGGCGTGCTGCGCCGCGGCTTCCAGCCTTCCACTTCCGACATAATCGACGCGCTGGTGGTGCTCAACGCCATGCTCGAGGGCTGGGCCACCGACGAGTTGAACCTGTTCACCGTCTTCATCGCGCAGTACGATCTGACGCCCAGCAAGCAGAGCTACACGATTGGCCCTTCCTCGGGCGACTTCACGGCGGCTCGGCCGGTGAGGATCGATCGGGCGAACCTCATCATCCTGTCCAATCCACAGCAGCCGCTGCGCAAGCCGCTTCAGATTCTCAACTCCCAGGGATGGGCGGCCATCAAGCTGCAAACGGTTCAATCCGTCATTCCCATTCAGCTTTTCTACGATCCAACGTACCCATTGGGCACGCTGTACCTCTGGCCCATGCCGACGCTGGCCTACCAGCTCGAGCTATTCACCTTCCAAGCGCTGGCGGGGAGTTTCAGCTCCGGCTCCCAGACCTTCGACATGCCGCCGGGGTATCTCGACGCGGTGGCCTACAACCTGGCCGTGCGGCTCTCCTCGGAATGGCAGAAGCCCCTGCGCCAGGACGTGGTGGCCCTGGCCTCGGAATCCCTGGCGATGATTCAACGGCTGAATGACCAGACTCCGTTGATGGAGTGCGACGCCGGTGTGATGCCGTTCGGCTCCTCGCGCGCTGGAGCGTTCAATCGGTTGACGGGAGACATGCTCTAGCCTATGATTCTCCCCGGCTTCATTGGCCCCTCATATACCTCGCTCTCGGTCAATGCCGACGCGCAGCGCTGCCTGAATATGTACCTGGAGGTCCTGGAGAGCGGCCAGGCGAAGAATAAGTTCGCGCTCTACGGGACACCCGGGCTGAAGCGTTGGGGCACGCTGCCGGTCGCTCCGGTTCGCGGGCTATGGGCGGGCGATGGCCGGCTGTTCGCGGCGGGTGGCAATGGACCGACCACGACGCTATACGAGATGAACTCGAACGGCCAGGTGAAGTCCGTTCGCGGAACCCTCGATGCGGACAATGGCGGATACCTGCCCGTGCGCATGTTCGCCAACGGCACGGTGTTGTGGATCGTCTCGGGCGATGCGACCTACTACGATATTGGCGGCAGTGGGCCGGTCTACCTGAAACGGCCGACGTACTCCTCTGATGGGAGTTACGTGCTGGCGCGCATGGGCGCCTACGTCGATGGCTACTTTGTGGCCATGGTGCCGGACACCAACACGCTGCAAATTTCCAATCCGCTGGACGGCTCGACGGCCTTGTGGGATGTACTGCAATCCTTCGCCAAGTCGGGTGCACCGGATCGGCTGCTGGCAATCGTCGCGGATCACGAGGAGCTATACCTCTTCGGCGAACTGACCGGCGAGGTGTGGCGCAACACCGGCAACGGCTTCAACGGATTCGCCTTCGAGAAAGACCCCTCGGGCACTATGGAGATTGGCATCTCCGCGCCCTGGTCCGCCTGCCCCATCCACCACGGGGTAGCTTGGATTGTGCAGGACGTGAGAGGTCGCGGCTCGGCCATCTTCGCCTCCGGTTATCAGCCGAGCCGGATCTCGACCCATGCGGTCGAGGAAGCCTGGGCGCAGTATCCTACCATCACCGATGCGGAAGCCTACGCCTACAGCGAGGACGGGCACGACTTTTGGGTGATTAATTTCCTCCTTGGCAATGCCACCTGGGTGTGGGATGCCACCGCCTCGGACCAGTGCGGCCAGCCGATCTGGCACGAGCGCGCTTATAACGGCTCTTCAGGGCGGCAGAGACAGATCTGCCACGCCTTCGCCTTCGAGACGCACCTGGTGGGCGACTTTGAGACCGGGGAGATCTGGCAGCAGGACCTGGGGACGTACACCGACGGGGATACACCGATCACCAGGATTCGGACATGTCCGCACCTGTGCACGGAGAATCTGCGGACCTTCGGCCACCAGATCGAGTTTGAAATGGAAGTGGGCAACGCCGCGCTCGCTCCCACACTGGCCTGGTCGAACGACCGGGGCCACACCTACGGCAGCGAGCACCACGGCCGGTTATCGACGGTCGCCGGCGCGTATCCTACGGGACCGACGACCAGCCCGTACGCGCAGAGAATGATTGTGGATCGGCTTGGGTGTTGGCGCGATCGCATCTTTCGGCTCACCATCACGGATACCGAGAAGGTGGCGCTCATCAATGCGTATCTAAGGAGCACGCAGGGGACGAGTTAAAAGAGGATGCGCGAAGACAGGGAGATGGTCTCGGCGAGCATTGAATTGCGGCGATTGAAAGAGCGCTGAAGATCCACCACCAACCGCCAGCCTTCGCGCGTGTCCCAACGGCGGAGGAAACGGATAGGAGCCCCCCTCGGCGGCATGATCTTCGGCCCGAGAAGAGCCGCAGCGACCAGTCCAAAGAAGCCGCGCCGGTTGAGTCTCATGCTTCCCAGTTTACGCCATGGCCACGCCAAAACCGACCACCATCCCACGGGTTCCCACCGACACCGCCATGTGGGAAGGTACGGCGGCCTTCGACCCGTCCGTATTGGGCAAGCTCAGCCGGACCTGGATCATCTTCTGGGAGCGCATATTCTCCGGAGCGGTCAAGGCTGCCGTCTCGCAGGTCTCGCTACAGCAGCAGGCGATCAGGAAAGCCGGCGGCCAGATCGGTCCATTCCAACGGACGATCCTGCTGAAGGACACCACCGTAGGGGACGACATCGCCGATCACGTGACGGTCTACGGCACCCTGAACGGCAGAAGCAACACGGTCTATCTGGTGACCGGGGTGCTTCGGAAGTCGATCACCGCAGATCTGACGCTGCGGGTCAAGGTGAACGGCGCCACGGTTGGCACCTTCAGCATCCCGCTGGCCACGTCGCCCGATTCGGTGGTCTCCTTCAACATCTTCACCACGCCGACGCTGCCCGACAAAGCCGTGCTTACCTGGGACGTCACAGCATCCGACGGCCAGATGGACGCCTACGGCGTGGCGTCGTTCACGGTGTTGTGGACGCCAAGTGTCGAGTTCGAGGCGGAGGGCGTGGCCTCGGTTCTGTGGCAGGTGGCGTAAATGGATAACGTAATTTCCAGATTAGCGTCGGCGATCGCCACCGGGGAAGGTTTCTTCGTCGCTGGGTCTCTTCCCAGCCGGAACAATAACCCGGGGGATCTGCGCGCGGCTCCCTGGCGCGCCCAGCCGGTGATTAGGCGAGGCTTCTGGGTGGCGGGGTCCCTCCCCGAGGGGATCGCTGGCCTGTATCACGAGATCGCTCTCGACATCGCGCGGGGCTGGACCCTGCGCCAGCTTATCACAGCCTGGGCGCCAGCGTCGGATGGAAACGACACCGAGAACTACATCCGGGAAACCGCCCGGCGGACGGGGCTGGACGCGGATACTCCGTTGTGGAGCTACCTCAGCATCGACCCCATAAGTTAGCCGCTTCGCCCGGCGGAAACGGGCACAATCCCAAACTGACGAAAGGATCTCTCATGCATTGGCTACACGACCTATTTCAGCGAATCGCGGGGTGGTTCACCTCGCCCAAAGCGAAGGCACTGGAGGCTCAGATCGCTACTCTGTTGCCTATCGCCCTCACCATCGTGCAGGAAATCAATACCCTGGCACCGAACCGGAGCATGGCCGAGATCAACGCCATCGCTACAAAGTACGGCCTCCCCACAATCACGGCGCTCGAATCCGGGCAGAACGTTGGCAATGTACTGTTGAATCTGGCCACGGAGATTCTGCAAAAGAACCACGCGCCAGACGCCGCCATATCGGTGCTCAATACGGTGGTCCAACTCGCGGTCACCGCCGCCAAGCTCATGTGATGCGGCGGGCCGTTGCCATCACGGTCCTACTGGCAACCGCTGCCGCTGCCAAGATCAACCTCGTGACAGTGGCGGCGGTCACGACGATAGCGGTCAACGCCTTGGAGATCAAGACTACCATCCAGCGGGCGCGGGCCGCCGCCAAGGCTACAAAAAAGGTGGCGGCGAAGATGGTCAAGAAAGTGACGGGAGGGCGGCGGCCATGAACGTTATTGACGAGCAGAAACTGGCCGCCACGCTTGCGACCGCCCTGGCCGACGCCCAGGCGCGCGGGGTAGTGCTGGAGGACCAGGAGGCAGCCATTCTGACAGGGGCCATTCACGCGGCGCTCGCGGAAGCATCTACAGACGCCGCGGATCTCATGAAGACCCTGGCGCAAGCCCTGTTGCCTGCTGTGGAGGTCGTATCCAATCTCCAGATGACGCTCAATATGGCGCTGCGTGAAGCCTTCGCGTGGCGGCAGATGTTCGAGCGCATCGACCTCTCGCCATCGCATCTCTCGCCGCCGGAAACGCCGGGGAGCAACTGAAAGAGCGGGCCCACATGCGAAACTTCATCCAGCTCATCGATACCCCCGGCGGCCACATCCTCATTTGCGTCCTGCTGATCTTCATCGGAGCGGGCATGTGGAAGATGGGTATGCCGAAGTCTGACGAGTTGATCGTCGGCGCCACGGCGGTAATCTTCGCAGCGATGAGGGGCGACGGAGGCAAACCGAACACCGCCGCTTCGCCGCCGTCCGAAACAGGGGGTAAGACGTAATGGAAATGGGTATAGCCATTCTCCGTAAGGTCATCTTCATCGTCCTGCTGCTGATTTCCTACGAGGTGATAGACCGCGGTTTCCTGGGGCGTTTCGACACCGCGACGGTTCTCAAAAATGACCCGAAAGCTATCGCTCTTCTGCTTGGTCTGCTTGCTGTGGCCGTTGCCCTGGCTTAGCGGTGCCCAGGCGAACCCGCGCTACGATCTGGCGTTCAAGCACTGGGGAGAGTTCTATCTTCCCTGGCAGGACTGGCGCTGGTGGAAAGCGCAGGGAATCGCGGAGAGCGGGCTGAACCAGGCCGCTCTCGGCTCCGAGGGCGAGATCGGCGTCATGCAGCTACTGCCCCGGACGGCCGAGCTCCTCAGGGTGGATCCGTTCGACGCAGAGAGCAACATCCAGGGGGGCATCAAGTACGACCGCCAACTGTGGGACCGTTGGGCGGGTGCCACCGATCACCGCGAGCTCATGTTCGCGAGTTACAATGCTGGGCCCGCCAATGTTCAGCGCGCCTCGAAGATCGAAGGCTCGACCGTGTGGTGGATCGTGGCGCGCGGCCTCACTGTCGTGACCGGTGCCCATGCCGAAGACACCATCGCCTACGTCGACGGGATCAACCAGAATTATTCAGAGTTGCGCTGACGCCAACGCGCGCGCCCGGCGCAAACGGGCGGAAAGAGGAGTTTTATGTTTTCGATGCTTTTAGTCATGGCCGCGTTGCTGGCTCGGGCCACGCAAGCGAAAGTATTCAGTTAGCCCCCACGCCCGGCGGAAGCGATCCATGCCGGCCAACTATCCCCTGACGCCGGTCCCGCAGTACGCGGTGAGCGGTGGCCCGAACGTGTACCGCGTGCTCTCGCCGGCCTCGCAGGCAGACTTGGCGAATCAACTCATCGCGGCGCTCAAAGCGGCCAACTGGACCTGGAAGGCCAACATCACCAATGGGCAGCGCCTGCGCGGGGCCAGCCCGCAGGGCTACCTCGTTTGGGTCGAGATCTCTTGGTTCGCTGGCATGTTCGGGCGCAATCCGGTCCAGGTGCAACTCCGGAGCGCCATCCTGGGATCCACCGCAGTGGGTTTTGCCCACACGCTCGACTATCAGGCGGGATGCACCTACCAGATTGCGGCCAACCCGGCCGGGTTCTTCATCTCGCGGCCAGGCGTGAACCACAATATCGCCGGCAGTTCCTGCTGCGTCGGAATCCCCTTCATGGATTCCGGCTGCGGCTTCGGCAACCCGCCGGTCACCGAGGTTTGGTGGTCGATGGGCGATATGGTGGGCGGGTTCACCAGCCTGTGGGATTACAGCGAGTGTCCGCGCGTGAACCTGAACGTCGGCTCGCAACTCGGCTGGGCGCAGTGCGGCTGCTACAACGGCACGGTGGTTTCGGGGAGCCGCGATCAGATCGGCATCCCGCAGATTCTGCGGATTTCCTCTGGGGCGGACGATGACGACGGGCTCACCTTCGCCAACAGCGCCAAGCCGGTCTGGGTGGACGGAGTCCCGATCCTGTACCCGGCATTCGTGGCCTGGGGCGATACGGCCGATTCGGGGGTCAAGATCCGCGGCCAGGTGTATGACGCCATGTGCCGGAGCAAGAAGTACGACATGGACACAGCAGAGAGCTGGGACGGATACGACTGGATCAACTACACCGATCAGGATTTCTTCGGCTCCCTGTGGATCTTAAAGGGAACATCGCCGGCCCCGCCCTCGGGAACCGCGATCAACGTGGCGTACTGAATGGCCTTCACGGATCTGCTCCATCAGGCAGTCAATCAGGCCCGCGGCACCTTCGAGACGGGCCCCGGCGATTGCAGCGTCGCGGTGGACCTAATCACGAGCACCCTGACTGCGGGCGGCTGGACCCAGACCGGATGGGTGAACGCGATTGCCTGGGTGAATGCTCCCTTCGGGATGCCCTGTGGTAATCCCGTCGACGGCTACGATGTGGACGGGACCAACGTCGCCATCTGTTCTGTCCACGGAAAGGGAATCCGCTGGACGACGGACAAATTTCCCCCGGTAGCCGGTTGGATCAATCTGGCGCCTGGGACCACGCAGTACGAGAGCGCCCAGATCTTGGCGGCGGCGCTGGCGGCCTTCGGATTCACTGTTCAGATTGTTCCGACGCTCACCGGTTATCAGTTTCAGATGACCGCGAGCCTCCTGGGCACACTGGGCAACGGCATCGCGGTCGGGAGCGTCGGTTTGGCCTCCTGGTACAGTGGCTCGGGACTCTCTTACGGCGGCGGATCGATCCTCCAATCAAGCTCACAGCAGGACCTCGACACCACCAGCGCCAACGCCACACGTACCGTGCTGCAAATCGCAACCGGAGGTGGGACCGTATATCCCCCGCCGATCTGGTACGGCACCGGTCTGATTCCCGGCAGCCTCTATATCAACGTCCAGGTGGACGGGATGACGCCCTTTCAGTTCAATGCCGGCTGGGGGGAATGGGGAGTTTTCGCCAATAACTACTCGGCGATGTTCGCCGGCAAGTCTCCGTACCATTGGGGCGATATTTACGTCTTCAACCTGTTCCTGTTTTGCGGCAGTCTCTACGTTCCTCAAGCTCTCACCGACATCAAGGGGGTGGGGTTCATCCTCACCGGGCTGCACTGCCCGGACACGCTGGGAATCGGGAACGCCTTCGCCAACGCCAACACCCTCGTGAACGCCAAAGAGGTGATTGGGGCCGGGTGGGGGCAGCACGGCTTCTCGTTCGCTTACTATCACTACCAGAAGGGCAGCGGCGGCGCCAATAACCTTCAGACCCGCGAAGAGAAGAGCCTGCTGGTGCCGCCCCTGGTGATGATGCCCTGCACTCCGCTCGATGGCGATCATCCGGACGATTCCCGGATCGTGGGGTATCTCTGGGACGCCTTCATCGACACCAGCTATCAAGGCGTTGGCGCGGAAGTGGACCAGGGGGATCTGAAGTTCAAATCCAGATTCGCGCAAGCCGACGGCGCCATCGCGACAGTCTTCATGGTTGAGGGCGCCGAGGTCGTCGTGGCGCCGGCGCCAGGGCCAGGCACGCCTGTGAGTACCCCTACGCCTCCGTGGGGAGGCGGGATTGATTGGAACGGGACGGGCTACTACGACGCGTCCACCGGCATCTTGAGTGTGGCCGACCTAGCCGTCGATTCGTCCTGGGTCGGAAAGTACCTGTCTCTGGACTCCGTGGGGCTCCTGCTCGGCTTGGGCAGTTGTACAAACGACCTGGGCTTATTCTTGGTGCTTGGCGTGACGGGCGCTACTGTGTCCCTGGGCCCGGCGGACCCGGCAGGTTTTACGGCGAACTACTCCAGCGGATGGTACAGCGTCAGCGTGGGGCCGTTTTCCGTGTTTGCAGAAGTGACGCCGGCTCCCCCGCCTCAGCCCACCTGGTCGGGGGTGGTCAACGTCAGTTCCTTCGAGGTGGACTGGGTCAGCGGCGATCTGTTCGATATGGCTATGGCTGGGAGGATTATTGCACTGGGATCGCCCGCCGTCGGCTACCTTGTCTCTGCGGTATCTCCAGGTCGGATCACGCTCACCATCGCAACCGCCTACGTGAATCCAGGCGGCGGCGATTCCGCAACGAACATCCCCTACTCGGTCTAAGGAAATTCGCAAATGGCACTCACAACCGGAAAAGGCAACACCTTCGCCCTCCAAACCCTCGATATGTGGTTCGGAGCAACCGCTCCCTCAGTCCCCAGCACCTGGTACGCAGCCCTGTTTACCACCATGCCGAGCGACGACGACGGCTCCGGCTTGGTCGAAGTCTC